GGTCATCGCAACGCCCGATGTTTTTCCAGCGGCAGACTTGTAAGTACCTTACAAAGCCCAGATGCCTTGCGCGGCAAGGGCCTATGACATGGGTCGGTTAGCCGTCGCTTGTCACTTACGGCGGCTGTAAGCTGGCCTTACAGATCCGTTAGGCATGGCTAAGGGCCCGATAATCCCAGACAAGCTCGAACGATGGCCCGTCGAGCGGCTGGTGCCCTACGAGCGCAACGCCAGAACGCACAGCCCTGAACAGCTGGCGCAGATCGCGGCCAGCATCGTTGAGTTCGGCTTCACCAATCCGATCCTGGTGGCCAGCGATGCCGGGATCATTGCGGGCCACGGCCGGCTGGAGGCTGCCAAGAGCTTGGGCCTGCCCGAGGTGCCGGTGGTCGTCCTCGATCACCTGACGCCAGCGCAGCGCCGGGCCTATGTGATCGCCGACAACCAGCTGGCGCTGATCTCCGGCTGGGATGACGAGCTGCTCAAGGCCGAGCTTGCCGAGCTTGACGGGCTTGAGTTCGATCTGACCTTGCTGGGCTGGGGGGAGGACCTGCCCACCTTCGCCGAAGATCCTGACTACTCTGCTCTGGAGGAGCTGAACGATCCCACTGAGGAGCTTGCTGATGGCGTAATGAAAGCCATTCAGGTTGAGTTCCGTCCTGAGGATTACGAAGAGGCCAAGTCCCTTGTCAGTGCAGCCCGCAAGCGTGGCGACTACATCGGGATGAAGCTCATCGAGGCGCTTTCCTCATGAGGCTTCTTCAGGATTCCATCGACGGCATTCGCTTCTATCACAGGCCAGGTTTCAGCGATCTCAAAACCTTCGAGGAGGTTGTGGGACGCAAGATCTACCTGAGGCACGGCCTAAAGATCCTTCCTGGCGAAAAGTGGATGGACTGCGGCGGCAATGTCGGAGCCTTCACACTCCTTGCCTGCTCGCTTGGCGCCGAAGTCACCGTCTATGAGCCGGATCCATTCAACGCTGACATGATCGAGCGGAACCTAAGGCTCAACGGCTTCAGCGCAACGATCAAGCAAGCGGCTCTTGTCCACGATGATCGCGAGAGCGCCATCTTGCACATCGGCAACAGCAATCAAGTCTGGCGCAACTCGATCGTGACTAGGTGGAACGAAAAAGGCATCAGGGTGCCCTGTCTGAACTTCGATCACGAGGCTCGGTCTTTCGACTGCTGCAAGATGGACATCGAAGGCGCCGAAATGCCAATCCTTGAGAACACCGGCGCCGTATTCAAGAAGCTGGTCTATGAGTGGTCATTCGACGTAGATCCTTCGTTGCCACGCATACGCCGCGTGATTGAACGACAACAACAGCTCTACAAGGTCAAAGTCCGCTCCATCTGCCTTCCCGGCGCCAAAGGCGCTGTCTGGAAAAACAGCTGGTTTCCTCTCTGCACAGACGTTACCTGCACAGCGCTATGACCCTTCCGATCATCACTCTCAACCCTGTCCAGCCTGCTCTCACAATCGGTGATCAGCCAGGGACCATCGAGCCAAACATCCTTCATTCCTGCGTCCTTGCGGATCCTGATGGGTCTGTTGTCGGCCTGTTCCTGAAAGAGCTGCCAGATGACCTGCGCAACTTAGTGAACATCGCTGATCGTGAGTGCATCTCTGATCGCGTCCCAAAGACATCCATGGTTCGTGCCTCTGGTGTCACGCAGTATTCCTGCATCCTTGGCAGCGTGCCGCCAAAGCCGCACCTACGGCGCTCCTACGGTTCTCGATCATCGGTCCACAGCAAGCCTTCCGCTAAGACCTTTGTGCGGGCGATGAATGCTGCAGGCGAACGGGCATTCCGGCTCTGTGCTGAGATCATCCCCACTGTCACGCAGCATCATGTCGCCAAGGTCAACGAGCGGATTCCGACTAAGTGGCGCTTCGCTGATCACTTCTCATCCACCATCTCCAACTGCAACATCGCAGCCGCGATTCATCGCGACAACGCCAACGTCAAAGGCGCGATCAACATCATCATCACCAAGCGGCGCAACAGTACTGGCGGCAACCTGCACGTCCCGGACTATGACGCCACCTTCGACATGACCGACAACTCGCTACTGGTCTATCCAGCTTGGCGAAACAGCCATGGAGTCACCCCGATCATTCCCACCTATCAAGGCGGCTACCGGAACTCACACGTCTGGTATGCGCTCGACAGCTTCCACGGCCTGGAATGAATCTGCAGGCCTACGCCGCGCATCGCAAAGCGAAGGGCCTGCGCGGCACCAGTCACGTCGCTGTCCTGCAGGCGATCCAGGCCGGCCGGCTCACTGAGCCTGCGGTTCAGAAGATCGACGGCAAGTGGTTCATCGACCCTACGCTCGCCGATCTGCAATGGGCTTCAAACACTCAGAGCCGCGTCACCACAGACACGCCAAAGGAGATTGCAACCGAGAAGTTGATGAAGGCCGGCCCAACCATGGCCGAAGCCCAGCGAGCCAAGGTCGTCTACCAAGCCGAGCGCGAGCGCTTGGAGGTGATGAAGCTCAAGGGCGAGCTGGTATCTGCTGCTGAGATCAAGGCCGCGGCCTTCAACGAAGCACGCCGCGCTCGTGATGCGCTGATGACGCTGCCTGATCGCCTGGCTGCCCAGGTGGCTGGCACCAGTGACATCAGGCAATGCCACACGATCCTCACTGAAGAGATCCGCGTGATCTGTCGCACTATCTCGGAGTCGTCTGATGCTTGAAGGCCAGTCGATCTATGCACCTGCCTATCGCGATGGATGGATACCACCGGACCCGATGACTGTTGCCGAATGGGCCGACCGCTTTCGTGTTCTGTCCTCGAAAGGATCAGCCGAGCCTGGCCCCTGGCGCACAGATCGCACGCCGTACTTGCGCGAGCCGATGGAGTGCCTGAGTCCCAGCAGCCCCTACCGGCGTGTGGTGCTGATGTTCGGCAGCCAGCTGGGCAAGACCGAGGCCCTGTTGAACTGGCTCGGCGCGATCATTCATCTGTGGCCGGCGCCGACGCTGCTTGTGCAGCCAACGCTCGACATGGCTAAGCGCCTCAACCGTCAGCGCCTGGAGCCCCTGCTGCGCGAAACGCCCGTGCTGGCCGAGCTGGTGGCACCGGCCCGGGCCCGCGACAGCGGCAACACGATGTTTCTCAAAGAGTTCCGTGGTGGCATGTTCGTGCTGTCCGGCGCCAACAGCGCCAGCGGCCTGCAATCAATGCCCGCGGCCTACCTGCTGGCCGATGAGGTGTCCAGCTATCCCTTCGAGGCCGACGACAAGGGCGACCCGCTTGAGAACGCCGAAGCCCGAACCTCCACCTTCCCGATGGGCAAGGTGCTGATCACCAGCACCCCAGGCACCCGCGGCATGTGTCGCATCACCCACGAGTTTGAGGCTCGCAGTGACCGGCGACATCTTGCCATGCTCATGCCCTGCTGTGGTGCGCTTGAGGTGCTGCGCTGGCGCGAGCACATGAAATGGGACACACCTGATGGTGAGGTGTTCGCGCAATGCCCTGCCTGTGGTGAGCGGGTTGGCGAAAACCACAAAACATCGATGCTCACTGGTGCGCAGTGGCAGGCAACGGCAAAGGGCGATGGCATCACCGCAGGCTTTCACCTGCCGGCCTGGTACGCGCCGGCCGGCTGGACCAGCTGGGGGCAGATCCGCGATGAGTTCTTGCGGGCCAAGACTGACCCGCTGTTGCTCAAGGGCTGGGTAAACAAGCGAGCCGCTGAAGCCTGGGAGGACGAGGCCGTGGCCGCTATCAATGCCGATGGCTTGATGGCAAGGGCGCAGGCTGATAGTTACAGCAGCGGCACCTGCCCTGAGGGCGTCACCCTCCTGCTGATGGCGGTGGACGTGCAGGACACCTGGCTAGAGACCACCGTCTGGGGCTTTGGCCGCGGTGAGGAGATGTGGCGCATCTGGCATCAGAAGGTTGAAGGCAGCCCGGCGTATGACGAGGTGTGGCAGCAGATCGACAGCATCCGCAAGACGCAATGGCCCCGTGAGGGCGGCGGCATCCTGACCGTGCGCCACTGCGCCGTTGATACCGGCGGCCACTTCACCCAGGAGGCCTATGAATACTGCAGGGCCAGGGCATCCGAGGGCGTTGTGGCTATCAAGGGCAGCAGTACCAAGGCGGCGCCGGCCCTGGGCAAAGGCAGCAAGGTGGATGTGAACTGGCGCGGCCGCTTAATCAAACGTGGCCTCACCCTCTACATGGTTGGCGGCGACACGCTGAAGCGCACGATCTACGCCCGCCTGAAGAAAGACAGCACTGGCCCCGGCGCTATTCACTTTGGCAACGATGTGACTGAGGAGTTTCTGCAGGGCCTGACCTGTGAGCGACTTGTGCCCAAGACCGTCAAGGGCTTTCAAGTGCTCACATGGGAGAAGCCCAGCGGCGCTCGCAACGAGCCGCTTGACCTTTGCGTTTATGCGCTAGCTGCATTGGAGCTGGTCAAGCGCCGCTACAACCGGGCCACGATGTGGGATCAATTAGAGACCGCATCGCAACAGCAACGCGAATCACCAACCGATAAGCCCAAACAACAGCGGCGCAGATCAACGCAATCAGGCGCTAACTACGTGAGCGGTTGGTAAGTCTTACCCTTGGGGTGCTAGCCAGATGCAGAGGCCGTGACGATTCCTGCCCAGATCCGAGCTGGCGACACGGTGAAGTGGCGGGATGATGCTGGCCGCGACAATCTCGGCAATTCGATCGACAGCAGCAGCTGGTCGCTGACCTACTACCTGCGCACCAACACAGCAAGCGAAGGCGCAACAGTCACAGGCGTGGCCTACGGCCTGGGCTGGGAGTTCACCATCTCAGCCGCCACCAGCGTTGGCTTCGATGCTGGCACTTGGTACTGGCAGTCGGTTGCTCAGCAGGGCAGCGAAAAACTGACCCTCGGCGCTGGCCAGCTTGAGGTGTTGGCGGCCCTTGAGTACAGCGGCACCCCTGGGGCCTTTGATGGCCGTACACGGCTAGAGCAAGATCTCGAAGCCGTTCAGACTGCGATCCGCACGCTGATCAGCGGTGGCGCAGTCAAGCAATACAGCATCGCTGGCCGAAGCCTGACGAAATACGAGCTGAAGGATCTGTTGGCCCTAGAAAGCCAGTTGAAAGCGCAGGTCAAGCGCGAGCAGGCTGCGCAGCTGCAGGCCAACGGCCTGGGCAATCCCCATAACCTCTTCGTCCGCTTCTGATGGGCCTCCGTACACAGCTGCTGAAAGCCCTTGGCTTCCGCCGGCCCCGGCGCCGGATGTACGAAGGCGCCCGCGTCAGCAGGCTCACCAGCGACTGGATCGCCAACGGGACTAGCGCCGATGCTGAAATCAACGGCAGCCTGAAGCGCCTGCGCAATCGCAGCCGCCAGCTGGTACGTGATAACGACTATGCGCGGCAGGCAGTTAGGGCCGTCAAGAACAACGTGATTGGCACCGGCGTCCGCCTGCAGGTGCAGGTGCCGATGCAGCGCGGCGCTGGCCGGCTCGATCACACGGTGAACGATGCGATTGAAAAAGCCTGGAGAATGTGGGGCCGTAAGGAGACCTGCAACACTGCGGGCCGGCTGTGCTTCAACGACATTGAGCGCCTGGCCGTTGCCGCGATGTGCGAATCGGGCGAGGTGTTTATCCGCATCGTGCGGCGACCATTCGGCGGCGGCAGCATCCCCTTTGCCTTGGATGTGATCGAGGCCGATCTGCTCGATGACGAATACACCGGCGTCAGCACGTTGCCGGGCAACGAATGGCGCATGGGCATCGAGCTTGACCCCTGGGGTCGGCCGGTGCAATATGCCTTCTTGACCAGCCACCCAGGCGACACCCCATTCGCCCGGCCTGTGGCCGATCGCCACCAGCTGATCCCGGCCAACGAGATCATTCACCTCTACCAGCAGGAGCGCCCCGGCCAGACACGAGGTGTTCCCTGGTTCGCATCGGCAATCAAGCGGATGCACCATTTGAGCGGCTATGAGGAGGCCGAAGTTGTCCGGGCCCGCGCAAGCAGCGCCCTGATGGGCTTCATCACCAGCCCTGAGGGCGAGCTGCAGGGTGATGAGATCTACGACGGCGATCGCGTCAGCAACTTCGAGCCTGGCGTTTTCAAATACCTGGCCCCAGGTGAAAGCGTGTCAGTGCCGCAGCTCGATGCACCTGATGGGCAGTTCGAGCCGTTCCTGCGGGCCATGCTGCGAGCAATGGCCAGCGGCCTGGGCTGCAGCTATGAGACCATCTCGCGCGACTTCAGCCAAACCAACTACAGCAGCAGCCGGCTCAGCCTGCTGGAGGATCGCGACAACTGGCGGGCGCTGCAGAACTACATGATCGAGAACTTCCACCAGCCCGTCTATGCGGCCTGGCTGGAGATGGCAGTGCTCAGCGGTGTGCTGCCCCTGCCGAACTATGAGTCGAATCCTGAGCGTTACCTGAGTGTGCGGTGGATGCCGCGCGGCTGGAGCTGGGTGGATCCGGCGAAGGAGGTCGATGCCTATGCGGCCGCGGTGCGCAACGGCTTCAAGACGCTGGCGGATGTGGTTGCCGAAGGTGGCGGCGATCTCCAGGATCTGCTGCGTGCCCGTAAGGCTGAGCTGGAGTTGATGGAGGAGATGGAGCTCACCTTCGACACAACGACGGGAATCGCTGAAGCGGAACCAGCTGAAGAGGCTGCGCCTGCTGCGCCTGCAGCCCCTGAGCAACCAGACCCTGATGAGGAGGATGATGGCGACGAAGAAGAGGATGATGCGAACGAGGTCGAATAAAGTTGAAGAACCGTGCGGCGCTAGCCATGGATGACATCTCGCGAGACCTAGAAGGTCAGATCCTCAAGAGGGCAGAGGTCACCGATTTTCAGGTGGCCGATGATGAGCGCACGATCGAATTCCCTTTCAGCTCTGAATACCCTGTCGCCCGGTATTTTGGCGAAGAGATCCTGAGCCACGAACGTGGCGCCGCTGATCTAACTCGCCTCAACAATGGCGCCCCACTCCTGTTCAATCACGACCCTGATCGCGTGATCGGCGTGGTTGAGCGTGGCTGGATTGATGAACAGAAAAAGCGCGGCTACGTGAACGTCCGGTTCAGCCGCAACGCCTTCGCTCAGGAGATCCTGGCGGATGTGAAAGATGGAGTTCTGCGCAACGTGTCCTTCGGATACCAGATCCGAGAGATGGATCAACGCGCTGATGGAGAGTTCGTTGCCACTTCGTGGGGAGTTCACGAAGTGAGCGTGGTTAGCATACCTGCAGACCCAACGGTCGGCGTCGGGCGTGCTCTTGACGCTCAACCCGCGGCCCCTGCCGCACCACAAACCCCTATACCTCAACCTGTGGTTGAAATGGACAACACCCCTGACATCTCAGTGGTGCGGGCTGAAGCGGCTGCCGAGGCTGCTAAGGCTGAGCGCACCCGAATCGCTGGCATCACTGCACTGACCGAAAAGCACGGCATGGGCGACCTTGGCCGTCAGCTGATCGAGTCTGGCCGCAGCATTGACGAAGCCCGCGCCGCTGTACTCGACAAGCTTGACGCCAAGCCTGTTGAGCCCGTCAAGCAGATCGAAATGGATCAGCGTGATGCTGCCAAATACAGCATCACCGCCGGCATCCGTGCCGCACTGACTGGCGACTGGTCTTCCCGCGATGCCGGCCTAGTGCGCGAGATGAGCCAAGAGGTTGAGCGCTCCGGCCTGAATAAGACCGCCCGCAATTCTTTCTTCGTTCCCTTCTCTGCACTTCGCGCCACCTACGTCACCTCTGGCGCAACCACAGGCGGCAATCTGGTCCAAACCGACCTGATGGCCGATGAGTTCATCGAGGCCCTGCGCAACAACTCGATCATGCTCGGCCTTGGTGTTCGCACCATGACCGGCCTGGTGGGCAACGTCGCGATCCCCCGTCGCGCTTCTGTGGCCAGCACCTACTACCTGGGCACTGAGACCACCGCGATCACCCAATCGGAATCCACTTTCGATCAGGTGACCCTCTCGCCGAAGAACCTGGCAGCCCTGTCTAAGTACAGCCGCCAGACCCTGCTGCAGGGCACCCCTGGCATCGAGCAGCTGGTCCGTCGGGACATCACCGACGGCATCAACCTGGGCATCGACCTGGGCATCCTCAACGGCTCCGGTTCCTCCGGCCAGCCTGAGGGCATCATGCAGACCACCGGCATCGGCTCGGTGGCCCTGGGCACCAACGGCGGCCCCATCACTGTTGAGGCTCTGGTCAATCTGGAAGAGCAGGTGCTGATCGACAACGGCGCCCTGAACCGTGACAGCATCGCCTACGTGACCAACGCGAAGGTGCTGGCTGAGCTCAAGAAGCTCCGCGCTGGTGGCTCCACCACCGGCGACGGCCCATTCCTGATGAACAATCAGCTCGATGCAATCGGCCGCGGCGCTACCCCCACTTCGGCCAACGGCTACCCGCTGTATGTCACCAATCAGGTTCCCAGCAACCTGACGAAGGGCACCAGCAGCGGCGTTTGCTCCGCAATGCTGATGGGCGACTTCAGCCAGGCCATGGTCGGCTTCTGGGGCAATGGCCTCGAAATCACCGTGGGCGAAGACAGCGACGACTTCAGCAAGGCTCTGACCAGCGTGCGCGGCATCGTCACCTATGACGTGGCCGTTCGTCACCCCGAGAGCTTCGCTGCAATCCTCGACATCACCACCTGATAGGAGAGGGGGCCGGGCAACCGGCCCTTTTTTGATCTGATGAAAGTCCTTGTCAAGCGCAGTTGTTGCGCCGCTGGCGGCCACCTTCAAGAAGGCGG